ATTTACAGGGAACCAAAGTAAACGGACTGTCCTCATTCAGTGCTTTAAACGATGAAACTTTAGGTTCAGAAAACGGCCCTATTCAGAAATTACAACTATCTAACAAGATACAAACAGACGGAACAGTAATGCTCGCTATTTGTGAGGAAGAAACCGTAAGTATGTATCTCGGAGAACAAGAGGTTTTTGACACACAGGGAAGTGCCTTTATAGCAAAAGCAAGTGGTGTAATAGGTACTACAAAAGCCTTAATGGGTTCTATGGGAACTAAGAATCCTGAAAGTGTATTCGAGTACAACGGTCAGGTGTTTTGGTGGGACACAAGAAATGCTTGTGCTGTTCAATACTCTACCAATGGACTTTATCCTTTAAGCAAGAAGAAATTTGTTCGTCCTGCTAAACTATTCTCAAAGAAATTCGTAAGCCTTACTACTTCTCAAATAGAAGCGTTAGGTAGCGATCCATTTATAGTCGGTGGGTTTGATCCTTACCATCAGGAAGTATTATTCTCTATACCTTCTACTGAAACACCACCAAAAGGATATTTAACAGATTACCCAAGTATAGTTTATCCGTATGACATTTATGATGGACAAGGCAAGACCTTAGTATATAAACACGAAGCAGATGTTTGGTTTGGTTCAATGAGTTTCCAGACAGAGTTTTTCGTAAAGATGGATAATGACCTTTATTCGTTTAAAGACGGTGCTTTATGGATTCATAATCAATCGAACCTATGTAACTTCTACGGCACACAGTACACCGCTAATATGATGTTTGCTAATAATCCAGGAGCGATACATACTTTCTTATCAATAGGACTGGAATCGAATAAGATTCCTTCATGGGTACACTTCAGAACGGAAGATCCTTACACACAGAGTTCAGACCTTATTAATACGGACTTTATAAGCAGACAAGGCGTAATTGAAGCATCACTATTCAGGGATAGACTTTCGCCCAATGTGACTGGAGACTACAATAAAAAACAAATGAGTGGCGACAGGTTATTCGGGAAAGCGCTACTCACTATGTTACAATACGAGTTTGTAAACGATCCGTCTAAGTTAGAATTAAGGGTATCTAATATCGGCAACATTATAAACACAGGCACATTAATAAACCAACAATGATTGACCACCAGAAAATAGATGAATTTGAAGGAGCCTTAATGCAAGGTGAGTTAATCGAGTGCCCTTTAGTTCACAGGTTTACCAAAGGATTGTACATAAGGGAACTATTTATGCCAGCGGGGCTTATAGCCACCACCAAGATACACAAGACGCAGCACCCCTTTATTATCTCAAAAGGAAAAGTAAACGTGATGATAGGAGATAAGGTTGAAACACTCGAAGCGCCGTATTGTGGGATTACAGAACCAGGAACCAGGAGAATATTATTCGTGCTTACTGACGTAGTGTGGACGACAATTCACAGAAATGATGACGATTGTACAGATTTACTTGAAATAGAGAACAGGCTAATAGAGGCGCATGACAACCCATTATTACCTAACGAGATTAAACAATTATACAACTTAACACAAAATAAACTACAATGAGCTTTATCGCAGTGGCAGCAGGAATTGGAGCAGCCGGAGGATTAGTAAAAATCTTTCAGGGATCGCACCAGAATAAATTAGCTAACAAAGTGGTAGTACCAGACGCATCCTACACGACTTCACCTTATGCTCAAAAGATGATGGGGCAAGCGCAAATGTTACTTAATTCGCGGCAACCAGGAATTGGAGCAGCCGAACAAAACATTATGGGTTCACAAGCCAATGCAATGGGAGCCGTACAACGCAACGCTACAAGTGGTTCACAAGCACTTGCCATGCTAGGAGGTATTCAAGGAAACACCGATAATGCTTTTCAAGGACTTCAACAGCAAGAAGGACAATGGAAACTAAATGCACTGAACAATTATAATCAGGCTTCCAACGCAATGATTAACGAAGGTGACAAAGTGTACCAAAGCGACCTTCAAAAAAGATTAGAAGCAATCAATGAGAAGAACTCATTAAGAGGTGCAGCAACACAAAATATCGGAGGTGGCGTAAATGACATTCAGAATAATGCCATGATGTATGCCCTATACAATAAAAATAATAAATAATGCCAGACTACTACGGAGATCAAGCAACTGTGATGCCATCAAATACGGCAGCCCTACTGCATTTTAGCGACCAGTTTGCTCAAATGGCAGAGCGAAGAAGACAGGAGAAAGCCATGCAGGAGCGAGAAGATCAGCAAATGAGGAATCGGGTAAATTCTGCTATCAGCAGCCATATATTTAACCCTAATTTCTTAAAAACTGACGGTTCTAATCCGCAGATGCAAGGATTGATGTCACAGTATGCCAATGAAGCTCTTAACAAACTGAAAACAGAAGGCGAACAATCAGCTTACCAGTATATCTACGATAAAACCGGAGAATTAAATGGATATAATCAAGCTCTTAAACAAGCACATGAGAACGTAGTAAATGCAGCAACCAATTACGCTAAAGATAATCCTGGCGTTCAAAAAGAAGCCCTTGCTAATTTACTTTCGTCTAAGATGTTCTCCAAGACAGATGCTAACGGGAATATTATTCCTAAAGATTTGAGTGAGATTGATCCGACACAAAATTATATTCAAGACGTTCTTAAAGAACATGGGCAAGACCTTTATTCTGAAGGTTCATCTGTAGCAGCACTCAATAAAGATATTCAAGGGCTTGCGACTGATAACCCTAAAGTACCTTCTAATATAGACAACAAAGGAAACATAATCAGCAGGGGCTACAGTGCAACTAAATTCCCTTCCAAAGCGCTCGATGTAGTACCCGATGGCAGGGGAGGCTTTACCACTCAATTAAAATCACAAGATTATTCCCTTGATGGTAAAACTCCTTATGTTGACCAGAACGGACAAACAGTAAAAGTTCTTCCACCGGAATTACAGTCTTACTTCGGCAATAATAACGCAATAGCGGCCAAAGTAGAGCGAATGACCAGACAGCAATTAAGCGATGTAAATGCTATGGGGCAACAGATTGACAGGGACAGCCCTTATGGAGAAATGCTTTACCAAAAAAACCTTTACGACTTCGTAAACGGGGGTTTAAAAGACCGTTATTCAGTGAATGCTGACGATGCTGAAAAGCAGGCGAGAGCAATAAGAGATAAGAACTTCTCACAAGGGATACAACAGGCACATCTAAATTTAAGCAAACAGAATACAAATATGAGTGCCGAAAGATTGCAGATGCAGAAGGATAAACAAGCCGGTAAAACCTTAACTGACGCTGACGGAAATCCTATTGAATCTAATTTCGATACCTACACAAAAGATTACCAAACAATACCGAATCCTGTCACTGGGCAAGACATTAAATACATTGATGCCGGTTCTATTCCTAAAGACAAGTACTATCAGATAACAGGTAATAAACCTTCCGCAGTACATGGTGACGTAGGAGGTGTACAACCAATAGATGTAGATGGTAAGAAAGTCTTTATCCTTAACGACAACGGCGAGCTTGTAGGGGATGGTGGTGAGATCATAGATAAAGCCGGAGCCGATCAACGCCAAATAAAAGCTATACCCAAATCAAAGGTTACAATTAAGCCAACAATAATTCAGAGAGCCACAAACGCAGTCAAGACGGTAGTTAAAAAGGTAAAAGGAACTGACAAAAAATTATATTAATGGCAGAAGATACACAAGAGCCGCTTACGCAAGATCCGCCAAGCAAAGCATCCAAATTATATAATAATCTTCTTAGTGATGGTTACACTCCTAAAAATTTAGGAAGTGAGGAAGAATTTACTTCTGCCTTATCTGATCCTTCAAAAGCAGCTAAAATCTATAATGGACTTTTAGGCGATGGATATACTGTAAAGAACTTGGGAGGAATGGATGACTTTCTAAACACCTTCACAAAAAATACCGCAGTTAGTCAAAGACCGTCATCTTACCCTATCAAACCTACCGGGTTTGCAGCAAATATAAATATGGGTGAAGCCCAAAAACCTTTATCTATTAACCTTCATCCTGCACCAGAACAAACCGAACAACAACCCGAAGCACCTTCAATAGAAAATAATTTCGGGTTCAATCAGACAGGACAACAGAATGTAGCCGATAATACGACTAATGTCGCACCCCAACAAGCCTTAGAAAAGGTAGATTTCGATGTAAACCACGTTCAAAGAGTAAAACAACAGGAACAATACACCAACCAAGCCATTGATAACGCCACAGCCAAAGCACTTAAATTAAAAGGCATCAATGCACAACCAGGATCAGTACAATACAATCAACAAAGAAATGAATTTGTAAAACAGGTTCAAAACGGAGACGCTACTGTAAATACTAAAAACGGCGAAGCAGGACTGGAACGTACCACAGGGTTTTTAGAGAACATTAAAAACGGATGGAACGAAGCTACTACCGGAGCCGATGAAGCGGATGACTTCGCCAATAAGATGACGGCACAGGAAAGAGTTGATTACCTGAACAAAAAACAATCCGAACAAAAAACTTCTCCATATATCGGTGAAAAGCCAAATTTATTAGGTTCAACAGGGCATTTAATAGGAAGTTCAGTACCTTTCTTGGCTAAGGCCGGAGCAGGAGCAGTAATAGGAGCCGGAGCCGTTGCCGCCGCCCCTGAATCAATGGGTGCATCACTGGCAGGACTACCTACTGCTATGTCCTTTATGCTGACCGCACCGGATATGGTTAATCAGGGAGTTCAACAAGAAGTATCAAGACGTTACCAGATACTCAAACACGAACACCCAGAAAGATCGGACGTAGAAAACATGGAGGAAGCAGGGAAAGGCGCACTTGTTGGAGGCGTGGGAGGGATATTAGAGAATGCTGCCTTAATGGGGACAGGTATGAACACTCCCATCTTATCGGAATCAAAAAGTTTAATCGGGCAAACAGTAAATAAGATTATCAACAGTGGCGTGCACCTAGGAACCGTGTCAGCAGGAATAACAGCAGCCGAACAGGAAATAGGCAATCTTCAAGGTATCAAAACCTCGCAATCTGACATTTTAAAGAACTCTCTCGAATCATTCAAAGAAGGAGCCACAACAGGAGCCGCTTTAACAGCTTTGATGCACGTTCCTCAAATGCCTAAGATTCTAAAATCAGTATTTAAGGACGCTATTGTTAGAAACGAGAATCCGCAAACCGTTGCCAACGTTTTACAAGCCAATGAGAACGTAGGGAATATACCCGAAGGGACTACTCAAAAAGTAATGGCCGATTTAAACGGATACAGGGAAGCATTAGGAAAGATACCGGACGGACTTTCAACAGAAGCGCAATCATCAATAGCCGGACTAATCCAGAAGAAAAATAATCTAATCGAAGAAGCCAAAACCAAAGACGATTCTTTTAAAGACTTCTATAAACAAAAAACAGATGCTATTGACCAACAGATTTCAGATATTCAACGTACAGGCAAACCTTTTGAACACGAAATAGATGAAGCCACAGGAAAACCGTATGAGCCGCCAACTTATGATGAAGTGGCGCAACAAAGAGTGCAGGAATTAGCCAAAAAAATCAGTAAGAATGCAGACATTAGTGATCCTCAAAGCATACAAACCCAACAGAACTTCCCCGAACAATTAAAATCCGAATTGCAGAACATTGCGGACGTTGAAAAGAAAAATAATGAAGGAAAAGAAAACCCTAATACAGAGGTAGCGGATAATGCTGAAAATTATATCAAAAAGAACCTTAGTAAGACAGAAGAAACGCCTGTTCAAGATGAGGCGAAACCCAGTACAGATAATGTTTCCCGTGAAACATCTGACAATGAGAACGAACCAAAAGTCAATGACAACACACCAGAAGTTAATAAACCTTTACCAGAGAATGAAGTTAAACCCGAAGAACAAGGGAATAAAGGCAATGTACCTGAAAGTATTGAACCAGTGGGACAAGGAGGGGCAGAAGGAGAGCCTACCGTTTTAGAAACAGAAAATCAACCTAAAACTTCCTCTACTGAAAAACCTAAGAAACAAACATTAAAATCACAGGTAGATGCCATTGAAGAACCAACAAATCCAGAAGATATAGTTCTTCAATACTTTGGAGGTGGAAATAAAATACATACCAGCGCAATAGATGAGTTGTATGGAGGTAAGGATGAAAGAATAAGGCAAGGTGCTTCAACAGAAGGAGAACGCAGGAAACATATTTCAATGCTTTCCGGTAAAGAGCCGACAATAAAGCAGCTTGCTCACAAACTTTGGGATAGCGCACCAGAGGAAGTGCAAAAAAACTACGATGATACAGCATTTAGAGAAGCTATTGAAAACACTCTAAAGAATCATACTTCTTCTTCATCAGCGGCAAGGGAATTTATTCGTAGAAATGCGGACGTAAAAGCAAAAGAAAATTTCACCAAAGACGAATATGAGCAGATAGAAAATGACTACAAATCTGCTATTGATAAACACTTAGAGGAACTCCCAGAAGAACAGAAAAACCAGTTGCGTGGCATACTTAAAAAATACCAAAATGAATACGGTTTAGTAGATTGGGGAAAATTAGAAAAAGATACCAATGGTTTTGATCCAGAATTATTATCTTTACCAGACAAAACTTCAAACGCATTAGATGAAATCATTAAACGAAACACAGATTCAGGACGAAGCGAACCTGAAAACACTCCTTTACAAAATAGCGTTGAAAAAGAAGGAGAAAACCCCAAAGAAACCAGCGCCGGAAAATCAAACGAAGTAAAAGAAACTGAAAAATTAATCAGTAACGCACAAGAAGAACTTCGTGTAGCCAAAGAATCTATTGCATCTAAAAGAAAGGAACTCGACAAAACTTTAATAGAGGATCAGGAAGATTTATTCGGAGGACGTAAAAGTTCAGGCAATAAATTATTTGATGAAAGAGTTGATCCAACCCAAAGAGAAAAAGCCCTTGAACCTTATAAAGAAAGAGTAAATAAAGCACAGGCGGAATTAGATCGCCTCAATAAAGTTTTGGATAAATACCAGAACGAACCTACCGCACAATTAGAAATCAAACTCAACAAGTCCGAAGAAAGAGCTTTCAAACAGAAAATTAAGAAGGCTGACGCAGACGAAATTCTTAAAAGTGAAGGATTAACACCTGAAACAGTAGATAAACACAAAGACTTATTTAACGGTGATCCTTATACTCCCCAAGACTTAAAAAACATAAAAAATGATAGACGTATTAAAGAACCAGCAGCAGACGGACAAGAGAATACTAGCAGGACTGGCGATAAAAAAACAGGTGATGAAATTAAGGCAGCAGAAGTTAAAGATGCCAAAGGAGAAAACGGTGTACCCGAAAACAAAGGAGGAGAAAATACCGATGCCGAGATTCAGAAGGTAGCCTTTGCACGTTCCAACTCTTACGATTCTTACAAACTATTACACCCAAAAGAATCAGTAGAAGATTATAATAAAGTCCGTAATTCGGATGTAGAAATACCTACCGGAGATTTAAGGAAGTTGAGTAAAGAGTATATGAAAGACCAGCCAAATAAAGAGGCTGCCTCTACACAGAAATTTTATGAGGAAATTGCCGGAAGTAAACCTGCTCAAACAGGAAGGATACCAGTTGCGCCGATTATAGGAGAAGCAAAAGAGTTATCTAAAATTATTCTTGATGTTGCCAACGCTATTAATCAGAAAATTTCGTTCCTGAAACCAGGGAGAAAAGCAGCAGGTACTTATAATTCAGGTAATGCAGGAATTAAGATTAAATTCAATGGCGACCTTGATGTGACAGCACACGAGATAGGGCACAGTATTGATGACCATTTCGGTTTATTAAAAGACCTCGTTAAACAACCAGACTTAGCAATAGAAGCAGAGTTAAATAAGTTTTCGCCTTACGGTAGTAAACCACCTAAAGGCCATCCAGACCCCGGAAAGTATACCAGAGGTGAGGGTTTTGCAGAATGGTTAAGAGCGTATATAGTAAATCCTGACGAAGCAATTAAACAAGCACCAAAACTTTATGATTTATACAAATCAAAAGTAAGCGAGCAATATCAGAAGGCTATGACTGCGTTTTCTAATGATGTTCGTGTATGGGCAGGCTCAACAGGCAGGGATATGACCTTATCGAATATCGAATGGGAACCAGAAAAAGCTAAAGGGTTGATTAAACAGGTACTAAGCAAGAAAGGGAACGATATGTTTGCAATTAGCTTCGCTGATAAGTTAGCAGCTAATTGGGTAAATCCTATGAGAGCCTTTGAGAAGGCGTTTAATTATGCCAGAGGAATCAAAGGATTAGATCAGGTCTTACCTGAAAATGATCCAACCATTTTAGCACGACTTTTCTTGTCCATCGACAGGAAATTTGGAGAGTTTTTAGATCACGGTTTAAGAGATTCAAAAGATCAACTTATCAAGAATAAAGACGGCAATCCAATAACTTTTAAGTGGCTTATAGAACCTCTCGATAATACCGATATGGCTTCTATAAAAAGAGAAATGCAAGATGTTACTGCTTACATGATAGCGGAACGTACCGTAGAATTAGGAAACAGGTTTAAAAGAGATGAAATACTCACCGGAATCGGTGGAGGAATTTACAAAGATGTTCAGGTAGCTAAAAAAACATTGGATGAATTTAATAATGGTGATCCAGACAGATTGGGACGAATAAAAGAAGCCGCTTCAAGATACCGTGAATTTGCCAATGACAACCTGAAGTATATGGTTGATAAAGGAAGATTATCTAAAGAGGCCTACGATGAGATCAAAAAGAATAACCTTCAGTATGTTGCCCTTCATAGAATTATGGAAGCCGAACCGGAAACAGAAATTCAGGTATTCAAAGGAGGAAGTAAAAGCATCGCATCTGTTTCACAGCCTGTCCAAAGTATTAAAGGCTCCACAAAGAAAATAAGCAATCCTTATACTTCACTTCTTGATTCAATGTACAAGTCATTAAAAGAAAGTGAACGCAATGACGTACTAAGAGCGTTTAGGGATATGCTTGTCAATAATAGAGGAATGTATGAAGGAGACCCCAAAAAACTTGCAGAGGTAGGCGTATTGGCTAAATCGGGAGATAAGAATACCATTACAATATTCGTAGATGGTAAACCGGAAAAATGGGCTTTCCAAAAAGATGTTTACGAAGCATTAAAAGGACTTGATAAAGAAGCATATAAACTGCCAGGCATTGTTACATGGCACGCCAAAGTTTTAAGAAACATGACGACTAAATTTCCAACGTTCGCCGTTAGGAATAAGATTCGTGATATGCAGGATTGGCTCATTAAAAGTAACGAGCATCCAAGATTAAAAGACTTGTTTGGGGATAAAGAACACTGGAGAGATGTAGCAAGAAAAGGAGGCTTAAACTCCGGTTACTATGTGAGAGACAAAGCACATTACTACGGATTGATGGAACAAGCAATGGATGAACTTTCAAAGAATCAGAAAACAATCTTTGCTGATCCGATTAAGATAAAATCTTTGTGGCATGGGTACGAGCGAATATTAGAAACTTCTGAAACTTCGACAAGGGTTGCAGAGTATCGCGCAGCTTTCAGAAACGGCAAGAGAAAAGGAATGGACGATTATAATGCCGGACTTTATGCAGCTTTTAAGTCAAGGGATTTAATGGACTTCGCGGTAATGGGGCATTACATGAAATTAGTGAACCAAGTTATACCGTTCTCAAATGCTGCCGTACAAGGTGTAAGGGCAGGATTGGTAAGAGCGCACGAGAACCCAGTGGGATTTTTAATGAGAACTGCTGTCTATTCTGTATTGCCACAGGTTGCTTTATGGTGGTGGAACCATAGGGATGATGACACTGCTAAAAAGTACGAACAAATGCCAGCTTACCAGAAGGATATGTTCTACAACATGAAGATCGGTGATAATAAATGGTTATCAATACCAAAACCTTACGAGTTAGGTATGCTTGCTGCCGGAGTTGATAGAGGTTTGAGCGCAGGGTACGGGTACAATATAAATGCTTTCGAAGGTTATGCAGGAGACGTATTTAAAGCGATTTCGCCGGTAGATCAATCTACATTGTTTGGTCCCGCAGAACCGATTATAGAAACAATTTCCAACTATGACGAGTTCAGAGATAAGCACATTATTTCTCCTGAAGAAGATGAATTAAATTTAGCTTTGAGGCACACAGAAACAGCGTCATGGCTGAGCCAGCAAATACAGAAGGTCGCACAAATAGATGCAAGGAAGATAGATTTTTTAATAAGATCGCAATTCTCTTACGTAGGAAATGAAGGATTAAAACTGACTGACAAGGCGGCGAAACTTGCCGGTGCAGATATTCAGACAAACAGGAATGATTTTGACCTGACTGATTTAGGAATATTCAAACGTACTCCTGCTTATAATGCGCCGGTTGTTCAAGATATGATGGAGTTTGCAAAGGAATGGAGATTGGATAGAAGCAGAGAATATAAAGAGTTCAAAAACTTAGCAGCTAAATATTTTGACACAGACGATGATTCCAAGAAAGAAGAATATTCTAAACAGATGATTGACTTAGCGCAAAACTTACTCGATACATGGAAGGCGCAAGGCATTGATGAAAAGGTCAAAGCTAAAGAGCAAAAGAAAAGATTGCAGAATAAAAAATAAGTCTCTATTTTTATGAGATGAAAGTTTTATTAAACATAGGATTTTTTATTGCCGTGATTGTCTTGCCTTTTTTAATAGTTTACCCATTATACCAGTACTTCAAACAATCATGGTTTCTTTTAGGCTATACTGGCTTACAAATTGTACTGGCACTCTTTTTAACCAACAATAAAAGGGTGAGTAGCTATTTAAAAAGAAAAGGAATATTAACTAAAGGAGAGTTTAGAGGCGGGGCATGATACATCTATTCCGTAGGTATAAAAAACAAGATTCCTTACCAAACCGGCCTTGCACACTACTTTTTTATGTAAGTTTTTATCTGGGTAATTAGAACTAAGAACGTTTACTACTTCTTCTTTAAGGGTATCATAGAGAGATTTTCTGATATTCAGTTCTTCGATTATTTGAGTGTCAGAGAATCCGTACAAATGACCAAGATGTATAAAGACCATCATTGCCCATTGGTCATTCTTTAGTCTTTGTTCGGAATTTTTAGCGGTGTAGTAGCGGGAGATTCTTCTACCTCCTTTCCCGACCTGGAAGATAAATTGTTTTCTAAAGCAGGTAATAAAGTTGTCAAATGTCAGTAGAGGCATTATTTAACTTTCTTTAATTTTGGGTTTTCCTTTTTAGCTTTCACACTGGCATTTCTTGTATGAGAAGCCAAGATAGCTGATGCCGCTTCTTTTGAGATTCCTTCTTTTGAGGCAATCTGTTGGGCTACTTTTTTAAATCCGGGATGTTGCATATAGTTTGTTTTAGTTTTTCATCCATAAATCTGTTTCTCTAAGTATTAAGTATTGTTGTTCTTCAAGAGTAATAGGAGTACCATCCTCAGGTTTAAATAAGACTTCCTGCCCTACCGTTACACTCATAGGATTTCCTTTGCCTTCTCCGGCAGCGACTACAATTCCTTTTTTAAGATTGGTGGAAGTATCAGGGATGAAAAGACCGCCGACTTTGTGCTCGGCGGTGATTGCCTTCAATAAAACACGATCAAATAACGGTTTCCAATTCATGGGATAAGTGGTTAGTCCTCCTATAACAAAATTTCAACCCAAATATAAGTGATAAATTCTAATTTTGTTAGCAAAGTAGGATTTTTTTTCTACAAAACCTACTTTTTTTAGTAAAAAATTATTTTTTAGGTATGTCATATAGCCGAAAGCACTTTCAGGGATGTATGTTTAATCCTCTTGTAGAGGACTATATGATTGAGGCATATCCAAGATTAAAGGAGATTATTTTACCTGAATGGAGCATTTCAGAGATAGACAGTTTGCTACGGTATATTATACTTGTTTACGATCCCAAAAGTGCGCTTGCTGTTACAGAAAGAGACCTTAATTATCGAAAAGGAGTAGCAGCAGAATTAGCAGGGTTCGACATGAATGATGAAGCGTATCTGACAAGTATCTATTCCTGCACACATGAGTTTTTAGCGGAACTAATCATGCGTTTCTTAATGAGGTTCATCAAGAACAAAGAATGGGCTGCTATTGTGATTGTAGAGAACTGTTTTTGGGAATCTGCCAAGAAATTGATGGAGCCTATAAGCGGTAAAAATAGTAAAGAAGAACTTGAAGCCGTACAAAAGAAATCCGCTATTAAAGATGAACTGGATAAAGATATTGCCCGACTGGACAAATACTATAAAGCCTTTTTCGGCGAAGATGAAGACCTGCTTACAAAAGCCAAAACAAGGGTAACACCTGAATCAATCGCAAAACTAAAATAATGTTCTATCCAATAGAAGGCGGTTCCGTTGAAATTATAGAGAATGAAGGCTATGAATATCATTGCCAACTGCCTCCAACTGGATATGGCAAGCACAGGCTTACCGGAGAACTGAAGCACGTAGGGGTAAGAAGTATTTCTACCAAACAATCTAATCAGGTTTGGCAACCTTTATCACTTCCCAAAACATGGAAAGAACAAATTAAAAGAGAAACAATAAGACAAGCCGCAGATAAGGATTACTTCGATCCTGAATTAGAAAAGATACGAAATAAATGGTGGCTTCACCGTCTTTGTGGAGAGTGGGTAATGATAAATGGGAAAGCAACTTACATCCCTCCTTCATTTTGGTTCTATTTGAATTGCTGTCCGCTTGATGTGGGGTTTGCGTCTTACAGAGATACCGATAAAGAGCTATATTATGTGTGGGAGTATTGTTGCGAAGATCCTTGTTGCGCCGGACTTACAGACGTAGAACGCCGAAGAATGGGAAAAACTTATAAGAGTGGTTCTATCCTGCTTGACAGAGCCAGCCTATACGATAATCACCACGCTTCTATACAGTCTAAAACTTCACCCGATGCTAAACAGGTTTTCTTAAAAACAGTAGTAAGATTCTTTAAAAAGATGCCTGAATTTTTCAGACCTGTTTACGACCAAAGTAAGGGCGTTACTCCTACTACGGAATTACGATTCTTCCAGACAGTTAAGAAGGGTAGAAAAGCAGAAGAAATTCTCGAAGGCGAAGAACTTGAATCATGGATAGATTGGGTTTCTTCAGACATATTTGCACTGGATGGAAGCAAGTTAGGAACCTATGTCATGGACGAATTTGGGAAGACAGTCGAATGTAATGTGTGGGATAGGTGGAACGTTGTAAGATACTGTTTAGATCAGGATGGTTCTTGGTGTGGCAAGGCGTTACTTACTTCTACCATTGAAGAAATGGAATCAGGTGGGAGCGCAGCAAAACAAATTTGGGATTCCTCAAACCCAGCTGAAAAAGATGCCAATGGAAGAACAAAAAGCGGTTTATACAGGTTCTTCTTACCTGCTTATAAGACGACCATGTTTGATAAGTTTGGAAAACCAAAAGTAGAGGAAGCAAAAATCTTCTATCTGAATCAAAGAGAAGGTTTAAAGAACGACACAAGGGCTTTATCTTCTATTATTCGTAAAAATCCTTTTACAATAGTTGAAGCTTTTAGAATTGATAGCCAAAAATGCTTATACGATTCTGAAAGATTAAATAATCAACTGGACAAACTTTCTTGGAGCGAGAATCTGACAACCAGAGGAAATTTTGTTTGGGAAAATGGAGTAAGAGATTCAAAAGTAGTTTTTAAAAAAGACAGGAATGGTAGGTGGGAAGTATGTTGGTTATTCGACAAGGCAGAAGAAAGCAACCAAATAACTAAAGTTGGCAATCATTACCGGCCACTTAATCAATTAAAATTTGTTGCCGGAGCGGATACGTTTTCTCATGATATAGTATTAGATAATCGCAGGTCAGATGGAGCCTTACTTGTAAAGATGAAATTTGATGCTACTTCTGATAATCCTTACAATGGGACGTTTGTTTGTAAGTATAAGTACCGTGCCGAAAGTGCTTCTATTCAATATGAAGACCTTTTAAAAACAGCCGTTTACTTCGGTTGCCAGATACTTTTCGAGAGCAACAAAAATAACTGGAAAGACTATTTTGTTTCGAGAGGCTATGAGGCGTTCCTAATGAAGTTACCTGGTTATTCTGATTATGGTATTCCTGGTAATAAGAACACACATCAACAACTTGCAGAAGTTACAGAGGAATTTATACTCGAAAACTGTGACAAAGTTTGGTTTAAAGACTGCCTAACTGATTGGTTAGAATTTGACATTAACAACACAACAAGGTTTGACACAGCGATGGCAGCGGGCTATACCCTTATAGCTGATATTAAAAAAGTCTATCAAAGAACAGATAATCTAAGAAAACTTTCCGATTACGGATTCAAAAAATACAAAACAGCATGACACCACTTGCCTTTCCCGACCATTATACAGATCCAAAATTAAAGGTAAAGAAACCTTTTATGCTCCAATTTGCTAAAGCAGCTTGGCACAGTTGGAGTGTAGGGATGCCTATAGGTAGTATATTCCTTGCCAGAGCCGCCCAGTATCAGGAAGAACGTGATTATGCTATGGGCAGGCAGTCTATTGAAAAACACAAGAAAGAGTTACTCCCCGAAGACGAAAATGATGAATCATTCTCTAAGATAAGCTGGGAAGGCAGACAAGATGGGGTAGTTCTCTTAAATATCGCTGTTTCTAAAGTTCAGAAAGCCGGTTGGAATATACTTGCTACTCCTATTAACCCGACAGCTAAGGACGCTCAAGACGAAGAATACGCCAAAGCCAAAGTAAAGATAATGATGAGGCAAGCAATGGAGCAACAAGCGCCGGAACTTGCTAACTCACCGATGTTAAAAAGGCTTCCTGGTGAAGCAGACGACTTGGATGAACTGCAAATGGAAATAGATTTTGACCCAAAATTTGTTCGGGCTAAAGATGTAGAAGAATCTGTTCAATTAGTGTTCTATGAAAACGAAATAGATAAGTTGTGGGACGAAATCTCTAAAGATGTAGTCTATCACGGTGTAGGGCTTGCCAAAGATGATTTAGACGAGAATAACAAAGTAGTCCTAAGAAAAGTAAACCCAAGTTCATTTGGGTGTTCCAGATTCTACCGTCCAGACGGTGGAGATATTACGTGGGCTTTTGAGATCAAACCAACCAAAGTAAGCGACCTTTCAAAATTCTTTGAAGATTCAGATATTAATAGGTTAGTCACCCAACTTCAAGGCAAAAACGGGAATCCTAATTCACTTGGCGAGAACCGAATAGAATTTAACGGTTACGACATTTACAAAGCCGATGTGATGGATTTGGAGTTTATCTCTTGGGATAAGAGAGTAACCGAAGCCAACACCGACAAATTAGGAAATTTAAAAGTCGCCAAAACAAAACCTTCCGCAGAAGGCAAAGATAAAGATGGCACAACTTTCACCGCTAAAACTGTGGAGAACGTCTATAAATGTAAATGGGTAGTAGGAACAGACCTTATTTACGACTACGGGAAAGCAGAGAACCAAAAAAGAAGTGTGAACATCGCTACAATGAGTAAGACCAAACTATCTTATCATATCCAGACTACTAATTTTCACAACATGAGATCAGTAGGTATGGTAAACGCCTTAAAATCTATTATTGACGACCTGAATAATTCGACTTTCAAATTAAGGATGCTTAAAAATCGGATGGTTCCTAACGGATTTGATATTGATTTGGCCGCTATTGAAGATGTAGCACTCGGAGCAAAAGGGCAAGAATCTATGAAACCCAAAGAAGTAATTAATATGTTCTTTGAGACAGGCGTTTTAATCAGCCGGAGAAGTGGAATATCTATGGATGCCAACGTGAACTACAAAGCAATAAACGCTATTAGTAACGGCATGGCAGACCAATTAGTTACCCTTGCGAATGATATTCAAGCCTCCAAACAAGCACTAAGAGATATTACCGGACTAAATGAATTGACCGATGGAAGTACACCAAATCCAAAGACACTTGTACCCGTAGCGAACCTTGCCAATGAGAGTACTAATAACGCCCTTTATCAGTATGTAAATTGTAGAAGAAACTTAGTAGAAAGTGTGGCAAAAGCGACTATTCAAAGACTTCAAGTCGCACTCAAAAGAGGTTCTTATGATGGCTTTAATAAAGCAACCGGAAGATGGATAACCGTACCCGATTCTATTATGGATTACGACTACGACATAATGATTGAGGACAGGCCAACAGACGAACAGAAACAATGGTTATTTAATCTCGTACAGCAGGATATTCAACAAGGCTTCTTAGATACTTCGGATGTAATCACCATCATTAATACCCAGAACGTAAAGAACGCTCAAATACAACTTGCTTACAAGGTCAAAAAGAACAAGGAGAAACAACAGCAGATTGCTTTACAGAATACACAAGCCACAGCACAAGCTCAAATGCAAAGTAATCAGCAAGCCGAACTGCTTAAAGACCAGATGGCAGAAAGACAAAAGCAGCGCCAAATAGAGATAGACAACAACATGATGGCATGGCAGTATGAAATAGCAAAATTAAAAGTAGCACAGGCAGATGCAGCAGTAGATAAGAAAGCTGTAACAGATATTCTTACTTCGGGAATAATGCCACAAGGTATGCCGCCACAACAGCCGCAGGGACAAAGTATGCCACAAGGGCAACCAATGCCGGATCAATCAGGAGAACAGGCGGCGTAATATTAAATTTTATCGGGGCAATAACACTCTAATTGAATAATTGCCGAACTGCCATCTTATATGATAGCCATTACGCTCCGAAAATAAAAGACGGTGTTTGCGGATGTTTTTAAAATGCAGCCCATACCCTAAAATACGGAACCATAAATAACCATCGCTTTTGTGGGCGCAGAATAATCGTGCTTTCATAATTGATTCGATTTCTATAACAAAATAAATCCTCTATGACAATAAAGTTAGTAAACTTTTACTAAAGTTATTAGAATTTTGTTGTAAAAATTATTATGGACGACAGAGACGAAGATGTAAGACCGGATGACGAAAGTCCAAAACCCACCTATTATGCCAGAAACTATTAATTACGCTTACAACGAACCACAGGTAGTAGAACCTGAAATCGTTGAACAGCCCGAAACGAAAGTAGAGCCGGAGGTAAAACCAGAGACTAAGGATGAAGTTCCTGAAACGAAAGTTGAACCTAAAGCCGAAGTTAAGGAAGAACCTAAAGAAGAAGCACAGGTAGTTGAAAAGCCGGAAGAAGTAACAGCCGCCGACTGGAAAAAAGTTCTTAAAGATACGAACCCTGACAAGTACGAAGTATTGAAAGAAATGGGTTATGATGACTTCACTATCGGGATGCTCAAATATAAAGAGCAAACAGGCGACTACACACCCTATCTCGAAGTGAAAACAGTTGACTACACAAAGATGTCACCTGAACAGATCATTAAGATGGATATGCAGAAAAAATATCCAGGCATAAGTGAGAAGGCATTAAACATCAAGTTTAATAAAGAATTAAATGAAAAATATTTTCTAAACCGTGACGATTATCCAGAGGACAGCGATGAGGCAGTTCTCGGACAAGAGTTACTTCGCTTGGAATCAGAACAGATCAGAAAACAGTTCATTGAAAACCAACAGAAATTTAAAGCACCGGAACCTCAGCCCGACTTGGATGCAACCAATAGGGAAGCCGAATTGCAACGGCAAAGAGCTTCGGTAGGTGAAGGCGTTATGAATAACCCTGTCACAAAATCTTTACAGGCTAACAAGTATATCACTTTCGGTAAAGGGGAAGAAAGTTTCAATTATCCCGTAGGAGATGTACAGTCACTTGTAGATACCGCTTTAAACTCTATTGTTAATTCGGGTTACACCGACATTTCAAAGTTGAATATGGAAGTCTTTTACAAGCAACTTCTTATCGGTAAGGATATGGAGGCTTATGAGAAGGCTTTCGCAGATCACATCCGTAATTTATCGAAGAA